GGGGTTTAACATCTCAAACCCGAACCATATGAAACTTGACCTTGCTAAAAAAGGAAGTGAAGTGCAGGCGGTTTTAGGATACGTTCCTGGTATGAGGTAAAAACTATTGATATATACTTAAGTACAGCTGTTTTGCTGTTAATTACATGTTAATGGGATATATACAAAGATGGAAGAAAATAAGGTTGTACTTTCGGCGGAACAGATAATTGATAAATGCGCTGATAAAACAAGATCTATGACGTTTTATGGAAAGAAGCTATATGCCGGATTTGATTTTAAAAACAAAGATTACAGCTTTGGTTTTACAGTAATTTTATCAGAGGATTATGGAATTTTTAATATAGAGTGTGCATATTTACAAGATGGCACTTTTGAAGATTTTTCTAAAGATATAAGGTTATATAATCCAGTTAAAACACTTGGTGGTTATCTTGATAATGAAGATGTTAATGCAAAACTAAAAAGAGAGTTTGGTAGTTCTTATATTTCGTCCAGAAGATGTTTAAATGTATCTGATAATATAAATTATAGTTTAAATGAATGGCCTGCTTCTGTGTGTTTTAAAAGTGATTATTATATTTCAAAGATTTTGGATTTATTGCAAAATGGAAAAATTAAATTTCCTTACGCAAATAAAAACGAGAGTGATTGGTTAATAGAACAGTGTAAGGTAGAATTAGTAGATCCTGAAAATAATAAGTATGGAAAATATATTTGTCAGCCAGGATTTTACGCTCTTATGAATGCTTATCTAGCCTGGGAATATTATACACATTTCACACAGGATATTTAATGGATAATTCTTCAACACCTCCTGTTTTTAACAAAGAAATTGAATATAAAACATTTCGCATTGACAAGCTAATTAACAATCCGTTCTGGAATTATTCTAATTCTTTTGTTAAAAGCACAGACTCAAAAGATAGGATTAGAGGAAAATCTGATTATTGTTATTTTGATGATATTAGTTATTTTAATGTTTTAAATAAACATCGTTCGGTCGGAGCAACAACATTATTCTCAAAGCCTAAAAGAATAATATAACATAGAAGAAAGATCATCGCTTTAAAGAATTCAGGATAAAACGTGGATATAAATACAAATAAAACAATTGCAGAAAGATTATTGGATCAGAAAAGATTTAACGATCAATATCAATGTAGTAATAACACAACACGTTCAGAAAATTTAATGCGAAAACAAGCCTCAAACCCTGTCCCTGAAATATCTAATAGAGTTATTCAAGGTGTTAGTGATCAGCGTCGTGAAATGTTAGAAATGCAATATGAGGCCGGTGAGTTTAGAGAGAAAGGATCTTATACCCACGGAACATCTAGAGAGACTTCCGGTCCAAAAATGATTAATACTCAGGCCGGTGTTTTATCTCATAGCAGCTCAGGTAGATATAAAACAGCCACCAATACAGGATCACTTACCTCTGGAACTTCTGCTGGATGGAGAGGTTCTAATGATACCGTTAGACAAATGGGCGAAATCTATTCTCCTCTATGGCTTAACTCTAACCTTAGTTTGCCAAGAGACCGAGGTACTATTAATGCTTGGAGTCGTGCTTTCTTTGCCCTAAATCCAATTGTTCACAACGCTATCACATTACATTCCACTTATCCTATTGCTAAATTAAGTATTAAATCAAAAAACGAAAAGGTTGAAAAATTCTTTTCCCAGATGATTGAAGAAATAGATCTTATAAATGTTTGTTGTCAAGCGGCCCAGGAATATTGGGTTTTAGGAGAGGTATTTGTATACGGGGAATTAGATGAGGCAAAGGGTAGATGGAGTAGACTTACAATATTAAATCCTGACTATGTTAACGTACAAAGGACTGTAAGTGCTGCTGAACCTATAATTAGTCTAAGGCCAGATGAGAATTTGAAGAGAGTTGTTTTTGGAAATAAACCAAGCGATCTTCAACAGAAGCAGCAATTAGATCCATCTATTATTGAACATGTTAAAAGAAATGAAAATATTCCTCTAAATAATTTTTATGTATCACATTTGGCTAGGAAAATTTCTCCGTATGAGATAAGGGGAACTGGACTTATCACATCCTGCTTCCGCCAGCTTATGCTCTTTGACCGATTGAGGGAGAGCAAATTCGCGCAAGCTGACTCAATGATAAATCCAACTACCCTTATCAAAATCGGCAATCAAGATTTTCGTCCAACCCCTGTAGATCTAGAGAATTGGCGCAACGTCTTTGAATGTTATGATGATGAGACGGAAGTCCTTACAAATCAAGGGTTTAGAAAATTTGCTGATGTAATTAATTATAAAGAAATAGATGGTGTTATTACAGAAACAAAGCCAAAACAAAATATTAAAGTTGCTTGTTTCAATTGTGATAATAATTCTTTAGAATATAAAGAGCCATTAAAAGCATATGTAAATAATTATAACGGAGAAATGTATCATTTTCATAGTAAAAAACTTGATATTAAAGTAACACCAGATCATGATATGTGGGTTTCTGAAAAAGAACATGAAAATAATCCGAAAAGATATTCATGGGGTTCTTTTAAAAAGAAGAAGGCCAAGGATTTAAACCTTAATGATTATAACAAATTTAGATCTGTTACTGAATGGGATGGAAAAAAATCTGATTTTATAAATATTGGTGATTATAGTGTGCCATCCGATGTATATCTTAGATTTTTAGGATATGTATTAAGCGAAGGATGTTGTTATACTAATAAAAAATCAATGTTTACTGTTGGTATTTGTCAAAAAACAGATAGATTTTACGAAAAAATGAAAAACAGTATTGAGAGTTTTTCATCATATGTTGGAAGGGGTTGTTCTGATTATATTGATAAGAAAAGATCTATGTGGAGAAGTTCTGTTTCTGGAAAAGATGTATATGAACATTTTATAGAAAACATAGGTGTTAATGGTAGTAGCTATTCTTTTGAAAAACACATTCCTAGATGGGTTTTAGATCTTGATAAAACATCACTTGAAATATTATTGGACTCAATGCTTGATGGTGATGGTAGTAGAACTATAAATGGAGATGGTTCTTGTCGTAATTCTTACTCAACAAGCTCTAAAGAACTTGCAAATGATGTTCAAGAAGCTGTTTTTAAATGTGGTTATTCAAGTATTGTTAGTGTTTATAGTGATAAAAGAAAAAACAGAAGACCAATGTATAAAGTTATATGGTCTAATAATATTACCGGTAATTTTCCAGTTGTTTACAAACGATCTAGAACTGTAAAAGATGATGGTTTTATTTATAATAACAATATTGATAAAGAAATATATAATGGAAAAATTTATTGTTTCACAGTTCCTACGGGTTTGTTTGTTACAAGGAGAAATGGAAAAATAACAATTCAAGGAAACTCTGCAGAAAGTGATAAGAACTTCAAGATTTTCACCCATGATGCAGTTACCGTCGAAAGGATTGGTTGGGGACAGGGTATTTATGATACAGGCCCAGATATTACCCAACTTATCAAAGAAATATATATTGGCCTAATGGTTCCATCTGTAATTATGGATGGATCAGATACAACCTATGCAACTGGTTCTGTAGCTTTGGATGTGTTACGTCAAAGGTATATGCAGTTTAGGCAGTTATTAACTTCTTGGTTGAGGAATAAAATATTCGCACCAATTTCTCAGATTAATGATTTTTATGAATATATAGATGGTGAAAAGACTTTAATTGTACCAGATGTTGATTGGAACCACATGTCATTGTTTGATATGGATAGTTTCATTAATAATATGGTAAATCTTTCTCAAGGGGAAGGAGCTGCAAAACGAGTATCCCTACAAACACTATACAGAAGTTTAGGTTTAGAGTATGAGGAAGAGCAGAGAAAGATTAGATATGAGGATATTCAGGATGCAATTAGGATGAAGGAAATGGCTGCGTTGTCTAAGTACAGCATTCATGAATTAAAATCACTAAGACCTGGAGATGATATCGAAGAGGTTAATGAGCCAGTTCCTGGAGAGAGTCCGTTTGTTCCTGGAGAAGTTGGTGAAAGTTCTGGTGGGGGTGGTGGTATACCTTCTGGCGGTGGTGGATTAGGTCCAATGCCAGGATCTCCTCCAAGTTCTCCGGTTGGTGGGGGATCTAAATCCTCTCCGAAACCTCCAGCGGCCTAATGCATAATTCTGCAAAGTGTTATGGTTATAAAAGAAGCTGAAAAAGTATCATTAGCTAAGAGTTTTTGGAAGTATCATTTAGTTGATGAATACAAACAAGTATACGACCAAATAAAAGCAGTTGATTCTAATATGAGGGAAAAGCTTCATAGTAAAGATCCTGCTATTGGCGAATTGTTACATTTGGCTAAACTTGGAATGAGAGATAGAGAATATGCCAAAGTTATATATTACACTTGGCAATTAATAGGTTCTTTAAATGATATTTTTGAGCAAGTTCCTTATCTTAATGTATTGAAAGAGGAAATGCGAAAGAAATACTATGAAGAACATGGTGGTTTAACAGAGGATCAATTAAAAGAACTTAGATCTGGAATAAAACCAATAAAATCAGCATCTGCCCCAAGACATTTATTATATGTAAAGACAGCGCCAGATTTTGATTTGGTTAGTGAAGCTGGTATTATAAATTGGATTTCAGAAAACAGACCAACAATGAAAGGTATGCGTGGGGCTTTTCTTGAAAAAGTATTTAGAAATGAAATTCTTCAACAGAAAAACTTAGCATTAAAAGCAATATCATTAGCTGAAAGCACATACAGATCAATAAAAATAATGTTGAAAAAACTAAAAGAATATGATGATGATTTAGCTGGATATACAGATACATGTAATAGTTTTAAGAAAGTTTTTGATACAAATAAACTTGAATTAATTAAAATATATCAAAATCCTGTTTTTGCAGACCTTATAGGAAAAGAACCTGAACAAGATGATAAAACACCAATTGAGGTTTCTTCCGATCCACAGGTTATTCAAACAGCTCCTTCTAATATTACAGCTCCCGAAGTTCCTCAATCAGAAAATCCTGCAACAAATCCTGAAGAAAATCAAAACATTGAAAACAAAAATGCAAATGATCTTGTTCAAGAGTTATACTTTTTACAATTAGCACGAAGGATTTCCACCTGTGATTAATAAGGATGATTTGCAGATGTTGCGTTTTGCAGCTTTAGAATTACAAGATAAAGATATTGATCTTGTAAAAGTTGCTGGCGTTGTGCAAAAAGTTAAGAACTGGTGGAAGGCAAAATTTAGTCCTGAATTTGCAGAAAAGCAAGAACAATTGGAGATAGCTAATTCTGAAATGAAAGGTCCAATGTCAGAGTTATTAGGACAGTTAAACGATTTCAATAAAAGCTTAAAAAATCAAGATGTAAATAATGTAGCAAGACTAACCACATCATTACCAATTGCATTAACAAAAGCTGTTGTAGCGTTAAATGATTTGAATGAAAAAGTTCAAGACGCAAATAAATCCATACCAACAGGAAATATTGATGAAAAAGCGATACGTACTGTTCAAAAGGGATATAGGCAAGATCAGGGTATGATTGATCAATTAACAGCGGCATTACCAGAAGAGTTTAAAGAAATTCCAATTGGACAAGTAATAGACAAACCAATAACAGATTTTAAATGGTATGCAACTTATGATCCTTCTCAAATTGTTTATAATAAAGGTGGACCTGACTTTGTTATAAAAAAAGCTATAAAAGAAACATTAACTCGCAGGTTTAAATTTTCTGAACAAAAAATAGAAGATATTTTAAACTATGGATTTGATACGTTTATGAGTAATCTTTTATCAGCAATATTAAGTCAAGGAAAATTAACAGAAATAAATTTTGCCAATGTATCTGATAGGGTAACTCATAGACGTGCAAATGAAATGCAAATTGAAGTAGATGCCGGGCCTGTTGAATTACCTACAGAAAATGGAAATATAACTATACATATTGCTGGTTTGCATTTAACGGATAAGGGAACAGCAATACCTAGAGTTAAACAATTATCATTAAGAAGAGTTACATATTTATCTGTTTTAAGTATTGATCCTGAAGTATTGAGAGAGGATAATATATGAGAACATATGCTGAAACAACTGCTGAAAAATATATTGGACAACTTGTAAATATATATTGGTCTGCTTCTGGTGGTGAAACTAATTATTTCGATCATTCTACAAATACTAATACTTATGTACAAGGAATAGTTTTATGGGG